ACGAGAATGACACTAACGGATGATGGAAAGTTGGGTATTGGGACATCGAGTCCAACAACACCTTTACATATAGAATGTGCAGATAATTCGATTCAGTATCAAAATGGTTTATTAGTAAAACAGGATAGTTCATCTCACCCCGCCATAATAGGTATACGAACGAGTAGCACTTCCCAAGACCCCTTTATTTCGTTTATGGTTAGCAATGATTCAACTGGTTGGTCTTATGGTGTAGATGCTTCCGAAAGTAATAAACTGAAATGGGCGTATAACACGAGTGTTTTAACAACCAACACGAGAATGACACTAACGGATGATGGAAAGTTGGGTATAGGAACAACAAGTCCAAATTATAAACTTGATGTTTTCGGTGCTGTTAACTTTACGGGTGTTTTAACAGTTGGTACTACTGCGTCTTCAGGTACATCTGGACAAGTACTTACATCAGGTGGTTCGTCGGCTCCACCGTCTTGGACAACGGTAAGTAGTGGTGGTTCAAGTCCTTGGACAACTTCGGGATCAGTTATACATTACAATACTGGTAATGTTGGTATAAATACTAGTACACCCCAGTATAAGTTGGATGTTGCCGGTGATATACGCACTACATCAGAAGGTGGTTTTAGAGGAAATGGGCGTAATATAACTGGTATTAATGTTACAAGCGAAAGAAATCAAACGATTGTAAATTTTGGACAGCAGTCAAGTCTTAAACAATCCGCAAACGGGGACCCGCTTTAATTTTTAATTTTTTAATTCGTTTATTATATTAGTAAAATGGCTACACAGGAATTAGTCGTCCAACTTGAACCAGAACATTATGATAATTTAACAGATGCAAACGCTACTGGTACAACTAATTTTGGTAAATCTTCGTGTCAAAATAATACGGGTACAGTTTTTGCTGTCGGTTCGGATGATAATGTTGTAGTTTATACGAGTAATTACTACCAAACTAAATACGCAACGTCTATTTCAAATCCAGGAAACTCAAATAGTTTATTTGGATTTAAAATAGCCATGGATTCACCAGGGGATACTATTATAATTGGTGCACCGGGAGATAATAGAGTTTATGTATTTGATGCACAAAATCAAGCTAGAACGTCATGGACTCAGCGTTCATCCGGGTGGAGTGGTAATAGTTATCTAGGAACTTCTGATTCTGGTACCATACATTACGGTGCAGATGTAGACGTGGCAGGTGATGATGATTCGTTATTTGTTGTTGGTAGACCTGGTGATCATAAAATCGAGTTATGGTCTTGGCCAAATGGGTCTTCGGCGACACTTTTAAAAACTATAACAAAATCATCCTACTTCGGGTTTTCGTGTAAACTTTCGGCAGATGGTCAAGTTGTTATAGCCGGTGGTCCGGGTAATTATTACCCGAATGGTACATATAATGCTTATGATAATGGTATAGCACACGTATACGCAAAAGATCCTTCAAGCGCGACTACGTGGACAGAAAGAACACTTCCATTCGATTATACGGATGTTGGTCCCCTCGTATATAGTTCTGATATGGCAACTACAACTATAAAAAGTGTTACTAATACTAACGCGTTAGATGGTGGTACTAGAACAGACATTAAACCAGCTTTTGGGTTTAGTGTAGCTATAAACAAAGACGGTACTTTTATAGCAGTTTCTGCACCTAACAGAAAATGTTTTTTTTCAGCTGAGTGGATAAATGGTACATCATATTATAAATGGTTAACAGGTAAACCAATTACAGGTGATATTGATGAATTTGGCAGTTTTTTATTTATGCAATACGATGGAACGCGTATAATTACAGGGAACACAAGTGTAGAAGATAAAATGTATTATAGTACCCAATTTTCTAGATGGGAAGATGTGATGGGTTTTCCGAGGAGTTACTGTGTATTAGATTGGAATGGTATTTATTACACAAATTATAGCGAAACATTCAATCTATACTCGTTCGGTAAAATACCTACATCTATGTCAAAAAACGGTGAATTTTGTTTATTTTCTGCAAATTATAGAAATGGAAGTTTTATAGGTAATGAGGCTAGAGTAACGGGTAGTAATAGAACCTTATATAATGGGAATACGGTTTTTTCGTTTACAAGATTCGCACCTACAATAAAAATTTTAGGGACAACGGCGGTAGGTGGTGATTTAAAAGTACGTTTTTTGAGTGTAGGTGGTGATAAATCATATTTATCAAGTAATACCAGTGCGGGTTTCGTTCCCGGATATATAAATTTTGAGAATACTAGAGATGAACATAGTATTTTTAGGTCACAAATTATAAATACATCACAATATACTGGCGATGATAATTTATCCGAACTCTTACTGTTTAAATCTGGACACGTTCGAGGTCTCAATTCCAGAGGTCCGGATAGAATACGTCTTAAATCACCAAGTATTATTTTAGAAGGTATGACATCTGAAAATCATCCGCTTCATGTTCCAACCCCTGATTCAATTGGATCAGTAGCTGAATCATGGTCTAGATATCTTAAAGAATCTTCCGCGGTTTATTCTCGTTTGACTTTAACGGGTATAGGTAATGTAGGTATAGGTATACCTGAATATGCAGATCATATCATCAAGGAAAATTGGAATTTAGGGTCCAGTTCTGTTTTAGGTAATCACGATTATTATAAACAAAATGAAAATGCAAATGCACAAGCACCACCTCTCATAAACCATAGACTGGTTATAGATGGTACACAGAGTATACAAAACGGTAAACTTTACATAAACAATCCAACATCTTCAAATCTAATTACAGATGGTATGGCGACTTGTTATAATACAATGACGAGTGCTTGTATTCAGAATACAAATAGTACAAATATACCTTACGTATTATGTCATTCTGTGAAACGTAACCCCCTTTGGAGTGATGAAGATGGGTATTACAACTATTATGACCGATTGAGATTATACAATACGGTTACATACGATGATGTAAATAAAGGGTTATATTTTGGAACAAGTACATCGTATGCATCTGGGTGGACCCAAAGTACACGTGATACCATTACAGGTAATGTGGTGAACGTTTTATCGGGTGTATATACAACCTCGTATTGGTTTATGCTAAAAGATTATGCACAAAGTACATTTGGGTCGAGTGGAAAATTAATATTCACTGCTTTTCATTATACATCGCTTGGATATGGTCATAAAATTACAGATACAGGATTCAAAGTCCAGTATACACAGGGTAGGGCTATTGGTGGACAACCTTATTACACAACCGCGGTATCTGACTATACTGTAAATTATACGTTTAATCAAAATGTATGGTACCACGTATGTGTTAAAGTAGATAATACACCTGGAAATGGCGCCAATGAAGGTACAGCAACTACACAATTATGGATAAACGGTGTATCGCAATCTTTAACCGCAAACGAGACAAATAGAGATATGAACGGGAGATTCCCAGGATTTTGTTGGTTTGGGGTAGTTAATCAAGCATCATCTGGCACATATGGACACACTTTAGGTGGTGATGGTATGTATGGTCACCTTATTAGTAATATTAAAATTTATATCGCACACGATGGTACGGATTATTTTGAAAGGGTAGCTATACCAGATTATAACACTGGTCCTGATTTTTATAACGAAGGACCACCCAATGAAGGAGTATCAATATCAGGTGGTGTGAATATATCAGGTGGTTTACGTGCAAATGGTTCCTCGGGGACGAATGGACAAGTACTCACATCAAGTGGTGGGGGTGCAATGACGTGGACAACGGTAAGTGGTGGTGGTGGTTCAAGTCCTTGGACAACTTCGGGTTCAGACATAATCTATAACACGGGTGATGTTATAATTTCCGAATACATTAAACATGATGGTGATTTAAATACATACTTCGGGTTTCCATCAGATGATACTTTTATTATTAAGACAAATGGAACCGAAAGATTAAGAGCTAACAGTTCTGGTAATGTTGGTATAGGAACAGCGAATCCAGGTTATAAACTCGATGTTAACGGGGATATTAACATGTCTAGTGGTAGTAGTTTCAGGATTAATGGTGTCGCACAAACGTTTGGAGGCGGATCATCGTTATCCGGAACAAATACGTTCGAATGGGGGACGGGTGTATCCGGTAAGGAAACAAACGCAGGTAAAATTGGGTACAGTACGTTTACTTCGGGTGCTAACGGCGCACTCGATATTGTAGGTGCAGGAACGGGTACTACAAATAGAAATGTTCGAATATTCGATCATCTTGGTATTGGGACAGGTTCCCCAGAGGCATATCTACACGTAAAAAGAGGAGTATCATCCGGAGAATCTAATGTATACATACAGTCATACAGTGATGATGGAGGAGATCGGGCAGCTTTATTTTTAGGTACGCCACATGTTACTGGTGGAACTGCCCAACCAAAGTGTGCTATAATAGCAGACGCAGTTGGTTATAGTCGCGCAGATTTACACTTTTGTGTTGAAACAACGAATAATAATGGTAGCGCGTATAGGGCGAGTACGTCTAACTCGAGAATGATGATAGATGGTATAAGTGGTAATGTTGGTATTGGTACAACTACACCAGGTGCTTTTCTAGAGGTAAATGGGTCGAGTACAGTTAACTCGTATAGTAGCGCTATACGACGTTTTTTTAATGCTGGTGGTCAAAATTTCAGTAGTTCGGTGGGCGGTTGGGGTAATTTTGGTATACGTGCATCACATTCTATAGGTACGAGTGGATATTTCGTCGCGCATAGTGGTACTTGGCAAGCTTCAGATTCGAGAATAAAAACAAATATAAATGATGTTACCGACGCATCCGCTTTAGAAAAATTACGTCTCTTAGAACCAAAAACGTATACATATATAGATACTAACGAACAAGGTGATACTACAGTTTATGGATTTATTGCACAGGAAGTTTCTAACGTGTTTCCTGAAGCAGTTAAAATTTCTGAAAATGTAATTCCAAATATATACGAACTCTCTAACGTATCTGATTCGAATGTTATAACGTTTACGAACTTCAACACGTCCGATCTATTAACATCTAACGTAACATCTAAAATACATGTTAAAACTATATACGATAAAGTTAAAAGACTTACATTAGACGAGGTTATAGGTGCAAAATCAATTCGCGTTAAGGAAGATTTAACAAATATGATTGGTTCGATAGATGATACCGGAAATGTCGTTTCGGGTAATCAGGTTTTTGTTATGGGACAGGAAGTTGATAATTTTAATATACTAAAGAAAGAGTACATATTCACTATAGCGACGGCCGCTTTACAGGAAGTTGATAGACAATTACAAGCTGAAAAGGCGAAAGTTTCGACGTTAGAAACACAAGTCGCTAATCTATTAGCGCGTGTTACCGCACTCGAAAACATTTAATTTTTTTTACCATTCTGGAAAATGTCAAAATGGTAGAAAGTTTTGTTTACTTACTTTCGTGATGGGAGCGTGTCCATGATTGCTAAGGCGATAACACCCGCAATAAAGAACAAAACAACATAATTACACTCCGTATCTTCTCCTCTACCAGTAGAATTTTTACGTTTCTCCTGGACTGGGACTGATACTTCTCGTGAAGGTCTCGGCCTTTCAATAGGATCTTCGTCTAATGGACAATACCCTATCATATACTATATTTTACAAATTAATTTCGACTGATTTTTTCTTTTTCCCTCGTTTAGCTTTGGTCTGGGTAACTTTAACTTCACGCAATTCCCCATCACCCCCTCCTTCGACATCACCTGGTGTTGGTGCTTCGGCAATATCAGAAATATCATCATCTTCGTCACCGTCTACGATAATTGGTTCTTGTGCTGGAATACTCGTCGTGTTCATGGGCGGTGTTGGTGGCATCATAATGTTACCCATGAGACTGGAAATATCAAACCCTGGACCTTGCATTTCGTGTTTACCATCACTTGAAGGTTCGGAACCTTGTTGTGATTTTGGTACTGTATTTTGTACCGCAGACATCATGTTTTGAACCAACCCTGGATTCTGTTTAATCACATCATTCATGTTTGGCATGACCGATTTGAACATACTATTCGTCAAATGAAACATCATCGCTGACCCACCCAGCATCATAATCAATTTGATTTCTGGGGCGACGTGCATTTTAGATCTATATTTCACGTATAATTCTTCAAACACTTCATCGTAATCGTCGACGTTTTCCATGACGTTTTCAGACCACCCGTCAAGTTGGATCTCGAATGGGTTATATTTCTTATTCATAAACTCAAGGCCTGTCGTACACGCAATAAGCATGCGTCTCGAAAACTTAACTGATTTGTCTACATCTATACTATATGTTATTCGTTTTACTTCGTTTCTAAGTTCGTCTACAGGGGAATAAGCATTCAAACGCTTGTTCACAGTAAACCCCTTTTTTTCCAAACGTCCGAGTTTGTTCACGAGATCCGCTTTCTCTTCGTCGACCGTCTTAAACCCTGGTGATGGTTTTTCTTCCTCTTCTTCCATCATATATCCACCTCCCCCACCTCCGTAGTCCATATCGGGTTCATCGTCGTATTCGTGATAATCAACGGGTGCTTCTGGTGGAGGTACAGATGGTTGTGCTTGTTTATTTGGGTTAGCAAATGAGTCAATATCTTCCTGGAAAACCTGGGGTTGTGGCGCTGTAAACTGTGTTTTCATTTGAGAAATTTGTTTTTTTACAGGCTGACGTCGAGGAACATCGATTTCAATTTCGTTCATCAGGGCCTGTTCATTATCATCAAGTTTCATAACATTCGTATTTTTACGATCAAGAATAATTTCACCGTCCATTACTATTACTATTACTCTTTATATTGAAACTATTCTAATCTCTTTAACGCACTTTATAAAAAATGTTGTTTCATTATAAATGAAACTTAACGCTACCAATAGAAATACGATCAAGGCTATCGTCATCATCATCGCAGTATTGTGTGTTCTCACAATGTTCAGTACCAGTGGGTACCAGGGCAAAGAAGTCGAAATAGAAACCGTCAATACGGGTTCGCTTTTCGATGTTCCATCGACCGAAGAATGTTTGAGTAGTGCCTACTACTCCGACAGTAAAGGTGGTGTATGTGACGGACAAAAACTTGTTCGGGAACAAGCGGGGTATAAGATGAAGTAAAATCTCCAGTATATATAAATGGCTTTAGTGACTAGCCAATCCACTTTACCCGATTTCGAATATGAACACCATACCGTCATTCTCGATAATTTAGACTCAACAAGTAAGACCGATTTTACACTTCATTTACCAACACCACTCGAAAATGTCGTTCAAGCACAATTGATTGCCGCATCTATTAACTCAAATGAAGATGCTCAAAGGTGTATCCACATCGGTATAGAGGAACTTAAAAGTTATTTTTCACAACGCGGGAAAGATGATCTCGATGACAACGATAACCATCTTAATGGTATTTTCGGTACCATTATGTGTGAACATGTAATGCATGGCCCAGATGAAGCAACTACTGGAACGAAAGTAGGTACCCAAAAAACTGTATTCTTCAGAAACGAGTACCCAATTACCCAACAATATTACAATCCAATTCGTAAACTTGATAGATTAACTTTTGATTTAGATAAACAAAATGGCACTACAGCCGCAGTCACAGACGTCATTCTTGTTTTTAAATTTGTGTGCAAAAAAAGAAATTTAGCCCATTAATTATGTCAGGGCGTTGTACACTTGTATTTTTAACCTTTTCTTATTATAAATGTCATCTGGTATTGTTCAACTTATAGCAATTGGTGCTCAAGACGAACACATTATGGGAGAACCAGAAATATCTTTTTTTACGTCAACGTTTAAACGACATTCTAACTTTTCACAATCTATTGAAGAACAAACTATTCAGGGAGATGTGAAAGCGAATTCTATGTCATCTATTCGTTTTGATCGAACAGGCGATATGTTAGGATACAGTTATATTAGTGTGTATGATGCTGCTAATAGAGCAACATCTACAAATGATTGGTCTAATTTCATTGATAAAGTAGAACTTTTTATTGGTGGTCAATTAATAGATACACAGGATTCTATTTTTACAGAAAAAATAGCTATAGATACAATGGCGAAAAATGTATCTAATTCGGCTTTAGGTGTACATCCAGGTACTAGTGGTGAATCATATTTTTATCCACTACGATTCTTTTTCTGTGAAAGTCCACAATATGCTTTACCCATAGTGGCTTTACAGTACCATAACGTCGAATTACGTATACATTGGGGGCCAGGTGTATCTACCTATAATTTTCAGTTTCATTCAAATTATTATTACCTTGATAATGAAGAACGAGGTAATTTAGTATCCAGGAAACACGATTTACTTATTACACAAGTTCAGAAAAGTGTTCCTTCAAAAGAAGTTGTTCAAGAACTTATGTTCAACCACCCAGTCAAATATATTGCGTCTTCGGATACAACGACCGAAGGGGCATTAACATCAACAACCAATAAAATAAAGATTGAAATAAATGGTTTAGATTTGAGTAATTTTAAAACTGGACGCCCTCATTTTATGGATATATCGAACTATTACCATACCAACGCTGTTACGTCCCCTGATTTTTTCTTGTACTGTTTTTGCTTATCGACGAATTCTATTCAGCCATCAGGGACACTTAATTTCAGTAGATTAAATTCAATTAAAATTATAAGCAAGTCTGATACAATTGATCATCCCGTGTACGCGGTTAACTATAATATACTTCGTATTGAAAATGGTATGGCTGGTATCGTTTATGCAAATTAAAATACACATCTATCTTAAATGGGTCAACAATTTCTAAATATTAAATCTACAAAAATTAGAGTTGGGCAGTATACTAATAATACACAGGGTGAAAATTCAATTGTATTAAATGCAAGTAATAATATCATAAATACTATTACACCTAATTCTACATATATATCACCAATACGTTTAAAAACTATAGAAGAAACTACGTTTATAGGATATAATAGAGATACAAAGGAAATTATAGACACAGGTATAAAAACGAATTTACTCAATTGTTCATCTCCGAATGCAGTGTCTAATATTATAGAATTTACAAATGCATCAAAGATAGATTATATACAGAGTGAAATATCAGGTTTCAAGAATAGAATTTATAAATTGGAAAATGAAACATATATAGATGATTTTAATAAAAGTATTGTTGACATAAAAAATCGAATAATAGACTATTCACCCGAAATCACAACTATAAAAAATAATATATCTATAAACGAATCTACTATAAATAGAAATATTAATGATATTCGTGGTATAGAAGAAGATAATATACAAAAAATAAAATCATTAGAAAATAGATTTTTCAAACAAATAACAGTATTACCAGCTATAAAAGATGATATTTTAAAAAATACATGTAGAATTACAGACTTGGAGAATAAATATATAAATCATACACCTGAAATACATAAAATTACAACAAAATTAACAGATTTAAATAATTCTTTAAATATTTCCGAAAATGATATTATAAATATACAAAATAATTATAAAAATACAAATGTAAAATTATTAGAAACTATAAAGCGTGTAGATATCTTAGATGATAATACCCCTAAAATTCGTGTTTTAGAAATAAAATGTGAAAATATACCAAAATTATTAGATAGAACGTATCAGCCAAGAATATCAGCTTTAGAAACTAAAACTATAAATACAAATAAAGACATTTTAAAACTAAATGAAAAAACTTGTACATTAGAAAACAATTTACAAAGAATTACAAAATTAGAACACGAATCTACAACTACAAATGATTCTCTATTAAATACTACAGATAGAGTCGGTATTCTCGAAAATACAAAGGTCCTTGAAAAATATTTTAGACCACGACCTTTACTTAAAAGTCATGGTCCCCGTAGAGTCCTTCTAGATTTAACATTTGAAGATGGTGATATTATTACAGGTTCGACAGTTTCAAATTCTTTAGAAATATTACGCACAGACTCGAAATCAAATGGTAAAATTTTATCTACAAACGAACACAAAAAATTAGTTTGGGTAGATACAATTAATTTAAAAAATATTACATCTGAAAACTTTTGTGGTAATGGTTCGAATATAAATAGCTTAAATGTGAATAATGTAAATGAGGGTATATTAAAAACAGAAAATGGTGGAACGGGAATACGTAATTACGCACCCGGAGACTTACTTTATGCAGATGAATATAATAATTTTAGACGATTACCAATTTTGAAGAATAGTTTTCTTACATGTACAGATAAACATATTAAATGGACTAAAAATATAGAGGAAATTAATTCAAATATACATATCAATTCTTTATTAATAACAAATGATATAGAAGTGAATGGTACTATTAAAAATAAATCAAAACCAATTTTTTCCGTTTCATTATTAAATAAAATTGCACCACAAAGAAAAACGGTACCATGGGATACTATAGATTTAAATATTACGAATTCGTTTATTGATCATGCATTTATAGCACCAGTATCTGGTTATTATTCATTTTCTTTACGAATGATAACAAACGGATGTACTTTATTAAATGTAGAATTACGTAAAAATAACGAGAGTATAGAAAAATGTAATTATTCTGTACATGAATCAAGTACAGAAATACCATTGTCTAATTCTACAATTCTACAGTTATGTAAAGATGATAAAATAACCATATATATACTAAGTGGACAAATGGCTAATTATAAAAACGAATTTTGTGGTTATTTAATAGAACCTTTATAATAGACGATTCTGTGATCTTAACAAAGATGACAAAATTAAAATCATGATATATATTAAGATGGTTAAAAAATTACCTACTATAGAGAGGTCTAAAACAATTAGTATCGGTGAAAAAATACGTGATAATCAGGCTGATAGATCTGTAGTAATTAACGCTTCAGACGAATATATAAACGCCGATAGTAATAATGTATATATATCACCTATTCAAACTGTTTCAGATACAGGTACATTTTTGGCGTATGACCATATAACTAAAAGATTAATAAATTCTGATATCGGTATTACAGAGCTATTGACAAATATACATTCAACTACATTACAACTTACAAATGATAACATATCTTTACTTACATCTGGTAATGTTGGTATTTCAAATACAAATCCAACTGACGCACTTTCTATAGGAGATCGTATTATGTTTTCAGATACAAAAGCTGACTACGCAATGATAGTAAATCAAGGTGGTATTACTATAGGGGATAATATTTCTATACACCCAGATGAATATTACGCACTTAATGTTACTGGAAATGCATATGTAAATGATATGACAGTATCTGGTAATTTAATTGTTCAAGGTGATAAACTTATAATAGAAGCGAACTCATTTTCTGTAAGCGATCGTATAATTGGAATTGCTAGTAATAACCAAACACATACGTTTGATATAGGTATTATTATGGAACATCCGGGTAAAAATCTTGCTCTTATACATCATGGTGAAAATGGTACACCACATGATCATAATTTTACAATAGGATATACTCAAAATAATATAACGGACGATTTTGTAACAAACGATCCACTAAATCCATTAACAGTTGAAGTTTTGGGTAATTTACTTGTTCAAAATAATATAACTATATCATCCGGTGGATCAATATATGGTGACGGTACACAGCTGACAGGTGTGGCACTTAAAACAGATTTGACAAGTAATGTGGAGAGAATCAGAGTTCTTGAATCGAATGTGGTCGATTTGACATCTAATCTTTCCTCGAATGCGGAGAGAATTGGAGTTCTTGAATCGAATGTGATCGATTTGACATCTAACCTTTCCTCGAATGCGGAAAGAATCGGAGTTCTTGAATCGAACGTGGTCGATTTGACATCTAACCTTTCCTCGAATGCGGAGAGAATTGGAGTTCTTGAATCAGATAGAATACACGTACGTCAAGATATACAATCGAACACGGAGAGAATCGAAGATCTTGAATCGAATGTGATCGATTTGACATCTAACCTTTCCTCGAATGCGGAGAGAATTGGAGTTCTTGAATCGAATGTGGTCAATTTGACATCTGACCTTTCCTCGAATGCGGAGAGAATTGGAGTTCTTGAATCGAATGTGGTCGATTTGACATCTAACCTTTCCTCGAATGCGGAGAGAATCGGAGTTCTTGAATCAAACGTGAATGTTTTAAAAACAAACACAACAGATATATCTTACGTAAATGGTACTACAAGAATAAATGGTAATCTCACAGTATTAGGAAACACTACTACACTTGATACTATAAATCTTTTAGTACGAGATCCTATTTTACAACTTTCTAATGCTTCTGCATCCGTTGATTCGGGTATGTTGATAGCCCGTCCAAGTGATACAGATAATGTATTT